GGCGACACTATATGTTTCTACAATGGTCTAAAATTGATATCGGATACCCATCATACCTCGCTTTCCAAAGGGAAATCTTTCTCCACATGGCTGCTTGCGAAGCTGATCCCCGTTGTTTCGGTCAGCTTTATACTAAGTGTCGTCGTTCTGGCTACACTAATATATGCTCTTCTGTCCTTGTGGACGAGGCTAGTCAAGTTAAAGAGAAGTTGTTGGGCATTCAGTCAAAGACTGGTAAAGACGCGCAGGAAAACATTTTCATGAAGAAAGTAGTTGCGATATTCCGCAGTTACCCGTTCTTCTTCAAACCAATTCAGGATGGTACTACGAATCCCCGCATGGAGCTCGCTTTCAGAGAGCCTTCGAAAAGAATTACTAAAAACAACAAGACCTCAAACAGAGGGGACGCGCTGAACACAGTAATAAACTGGAAGAATACCACGAACAACGCATATGACGGTGAGAAGCTACATATGTTGTATTTGGATGAGGCTGGGAAGTGGGAGAAGCCATCGGACATAAGGGAGGCTTGGCGTATTGAGCGAACATGCCTTATTGTTGGTAAGCGCATAGTGGGGAAGGCTATTGTTGGGAGTACAGTGAACCCAATGGACAAGGGTGGGGATGAGTACCGAGGATTATGGGCTGATTCTGATCCCAATGAAAGAAACAATAATGGACGAACCAGGTCTGGTCTTTACAGAATATTCATCCCAGCTTATGAGGCCTTAGAGGGATTCTTCGATAAGTATGGGAATGCTGTCATAGATGAGCCAGAGAAGGAGCTCATTGGAGTTGATGGTGACTTCGTGAATCAGGGTGCGAAGACATACTTAAAGAACGAGAGGAAGTCATTTAAGAATGACCCATCAGAGCTCAATGAGATTATTAGGCAGTTTCCCTTTACCGAAGATGAGGCATTCAGGGACAGCATTGAGGGGAGCTTATTTAATATCGGTAAAATATATCAGCAGATAGAGAGCAACGATGATCTATTTCCAAACCCAGTGGTTCAGGGTAACTTCATATGGAAGAATAAAGATGAGGAGGTTGTTTTCTCTCCAGATCCGAATGGTAGGTTCCGTGTTGCATGGTTGCCGCCAGCTCACTTAGCAAATAAGAAAGCCGACAACAGAGGCAAGAGAGTCGCTCCAAATGCACATATAGGGGTGGGTGGCGTTGACTCATATGATCTCGATGTGACTGTAGATAGCAGGGGCTCCAAGGGTGCTTTACACCTTTACAATAAATTCAATATGGATGTCCCGCCTAATATGTTTGTTGTGGAGTACGCTTCTCGTCCAGACCTTGCTAGCATATTCTATGAGGATGTTCTTATGTGTGCATTTCACTATGGGTACCCGATACTTATAGAGAACAATAAGTACGGCATTGCAAGATACTTTGAATCAAGGGGTTACGATGGTTACTTAATGGACCGCCCAGAACACTTGAAGTCTGCCAGTTCCTCTAGCGTTAGAACCAAGGGTATACCATCTAACTCACAGGATGTTATTCAGGCTCATGCTCATGCAATTGAGGCTTATATTCACGATCATGTGGGTATTAATCTTGAGAGCGGGGAGATCGGAAAGATGTATTTTAATAGAACGCTGGAGGACTGGATAGGATATAAGATCGACAAGAGAACCAAGTTTGACTTGACTATTAGTTCGGGGTTAGCGCTTCTTGCTGCACAAAAAGCAAAGAAAGAAAAGCCACCTGCGGATTTTTCAGAGAAGCGCTTTTTCAGGAGATATAAGGTCTAAGACGGATTTGCTATATTTGCAGAATACGCATACACTGCAAAAAAATCCATGGATAATATAAACAGTAAAAAGAAGGGGACTTCTTTTCCAGATCCTTTAGCCCAAACAGGAAAAAAGGAAAGCAGGGAGTACGGCTTGCAGTATGCTAAGGCAATAGAGTCTCAGTGGGGGAAAAGTACCGAGGCCAATTCTTTGTTTGGTCAGAGATCATCCAGGATTGAAAAGAACAGAGACTATGCTAATGGCGTACAGTCAACAAATATATACAAAAAGCTTCTTAGGTCATTGAACCCAAATGACGGAGATGGGAGCTTATTGAATCTTGATTACACTCCCGTTCCCATTTTACCTAAGTTTGTTCGCGTTGTAGTAAACAAAATACTGTCCAGGGAGCCATACCCAAACTTAGAGGCCGTGGACCCTCTTTCTTCCTCTGAAAAAAATAGAAAGAAAAAGAGTATTGAACTTCAGGTAGCGAACAGAGAGCGTCTTCTCAAGCTTAAGGATAAGACGGGTATGGTTCTGGACATAGACCCAGAGCAACTTCCCCAGTCTGAAGAGGAGACAGAAATATTCATGGGGACAAATGTTAAAACCGATGCTGAGGTTTCAGCTCAAATCGGAACCAACATGACGCTCTCCTGGAATAATTTCAATGACAGTGTGTTTAGAAGGTGTGTTAATGATCTTGTTTCGATCGGTATGGCCGTTGTTAAAAGAAGCAATGATCCTAACGAGGGAATTAAAACTGAGTATATAGACCCAATAAACTTTATACACAGTTACACTGAGGATCCAAACTTTGATGATATTATTTATGCTGGTCACATCAAGCGAATTTCTATTCAGGAGCTAAAGCGTCTGGCTGGTCATGAGATCGAAGAGGAGGATTTCAAGAAGATTGCCACCACGGTAAGAAATAAGTTTGGTAATGATTCTTCTTACTTGAATTCATCTAGCTATAATAGGCACTTGCAGCGAAATGAGTACGGGTATGACGAGTATATGGTTGATGTGCTTGACTTCGAGTTTGTTTCCGTTGATGCAATCCACTTCGAGGAAAAAGAAAACAGATTTGGGAATACGAACTTTTTTATGAAGGGGTTTGATTATGATCCAAAGCAGGGCAGCGTTTACCAAAGAACTCCTCACAGAATGGAAATAAACACCATTTACGGGGGGAGCTATGTTCTTGGTACTGACTACATGTTCAATTACGGGAGGGCTAAGAATGTACCAAAGAACATGCAGGATATATCAAAGGCTAAGATGTCTTATTCTGCCGTGGCTACAAACATCAGAAACATTATGCCTAAGTCAATGGTGGAGTCCTGTATTGGGTTTGCCGATATGCTCCAATTGACTCACCTTAAGATTCAACAGGCTATTGCTAAGGCTAAACCAGACGGCTTAATCATTGATATCGAGGGGTTGGAGAATGTTCAGCTCGGCAAGGGCGGAGAGCTGCAACCACTGGATTTGCATGATATCTACGAGCAGACTGGTGTATTCTACTACAGAAGTAAGAACCCAGAGGGCGGATTCCAGAATCCTCCTGTAAGAGAGATTGGGAATACCATTAGAAACATTAATGAGCTGATTGGGTTGTACAACCATTACCTGCGTTTGATCCGAGATACTACGGGTATTAATGAAATGATGGATGCTTCTACACCAAAAGGCGATACACTCGTTGGTGTTCAGCAGCAAGCTATTGCCGCAGGTAACAACGCTATATACGATATCACAAACGCCTCTATGGTTCTGTTTAAGAAGGTGTGTGAGGATATAGTTAAGTGCCTTCAGATCATCCCACCAGAATCTGTCCTTTACAGCATATACGCAAACGCTATAGGGGATGAAAATATGTCCGTGTTATCTTCATTCAACAGCCTCCCTATGTACAATTTTGGAGTTAGGGTTGTTAAAGAGATGGAGGATCAAGATAGGGCATACCTTGAACAAAACATCCAGATGTCTCTTCAGCAAAAAGAATTGGATATTGAGGATGCAATTGCAATTAGACAGTTGAAAGATATCAATCAAGCCGAGAGGTTGCTTATTGTGCGTCGTAAGAAGCGCATGGCCCAGCAGCAACAGATGGCTATGCAGAACTCTCAGCAGCAGGCTCAGATTCAGCAGCAATCTGCTATGGCTACTTCTCAAGCTAAGCAGCAAGAGATGCAGATGCAGGCTCAGCTAAAAGCTCAGGAGATGCAGATGCAAGCCCAGCTAGATGCTCAGATGGAGCAGATGAAGCATGAGTTTAAGAAGGAGATCGAAATGATTAAGGCTCAAGCTATTCTCGGCGTTCGATCTGATGATCAGGAATTCAAAGAGAAGCTTGAGGTTCTCAAGGAGGACAGAAAGGATGATAGAGTAAAGAAGCAGGCTGTCGAGCAGAGCAAGTTAATCTCTCAGAGGGATGGTAAGCGAGGCGAGTTATCTCAAATGATGGCCCCTATCCCTCAGGGTCTTATGCCTATGCAGCAACCACCAAATCAAATGAACTAACATGGCTAGTAAAGCAAACTTAGACGTATCAGAGAAGTTAGACATCACTATTAAGCGTGGTGATTCTTTTGAGTTGTATCTAAACTTTAAGGATAGCGCAAGCGAAAACCTACCCTTATTGACCGATGAGTATGAATTTACCATCCAAGTTAAGTCTCCAGCTCAAAGACAAGTGGCATCTAGGTCATCCTTTCCTACAATTGTTGCTGGTTCATCTTTGACAGAATCTGAGACGAAGGGTGTTTCTCAACTTAAACAGGCTGAATCGCCTATCTTTACCTTTGAGGATATTGATGACTTAGGCAATGTAGTTTTAAGGGCAACCGCTGAATCAACTTCTAAGCTTCCTGTGGGTAGATTCCCTTATGATCTTCAGTATAAGGTTTTGGTTAACGGGTTTCAAAAGGTGACGACTGTCCTCAGGGGAATTTTTACTATTAAAGAAGATATTTCAACAGCAGTATAATGGCAAAGGTCACGGTCACTTTAGAGCGAAAGGGACCTCAGGGTGACAAAGGTGACACTGGGGTTGGCATAGAATCAACCGTCGATCATAATGACGGAACTTTTACGGTTCATTATTCTGACGGAACTTCTTTTACTACTTCTGATTTTACTGGTCCGCAAGGGATTCAAGGTATACAGGGTATACAGGGTATTCAGGGAGAGACTGGTCCTCAGGGGGCTACTGGTCCCCAGGGGCCTCAGGGTGTCCAAGGCGACACTGGAGCAACAGGGGCTACTGGTCCTCAGGGGGATACAGGAGCTACAGGACCGCAGGGCCCTCAAGGCATTCAGGGTGAGACAGGCGCTACAGGTCCACAAGGACCGCAAGGCATTCAAGGCCCAGCAGGAGATATCTCTACCTCCAGCATAGATGATCTCACCGACGTAGACACCACTACGGTAGCACCTACTGACGGCCAGGCTTTGGTCTGGAACAATGCGAATAGCGAGTGGGAGCCAGGTGATGTGGGGATTGACGGCATCTCATCTTCCTACACGGACACTGAAGACCCAAGGAACTGGTTGGCTAGGAGCGAACAGATTATTGGTGTGGGTTCGTACAATACCTCTGGCGTTGAAATTGCTTTTGGTGAGGGCCACCCAAGAGACTTGTTTTTTAAGCCTGATGGAACAAGGTTGTTCGTTGTTGGTAACGGGTTGGACGATATAGCGTCTGTAGACCTACCTACAGCCTGGGACCTAAGCTCCTTAGAGTCAACGGCTACAGTAACCAGCGTTAACCTTGCTGGCTCTGCTAACGTAGGTGGTAGAGGTTTTGAAGGGGCGCTTTATGGCATGCACGTTGCGAATGATCCTAACGATACATCTACTTACGGTAAAAAGTTTTTCGTTGTCGGGGATTCCGTAGATGAAGTTCAGGAATACACATGCACCACAGCATGGGATTTATCTACCATGTCTGCTGACGCAACAGCAGTCTTTGATTTACTTCCAGACCACGGCAATAGCGTTTACTCCATTACATTTAAAGACGACGGTACGATCATGTACATAGGCAGGGCTGGTAACCCTAACACCTTCTCTCACTACGATTTATCTACCGCTTGGGACCTTTCTACTGCGGTGTACAACTCCTCTAAGTCTGTTACGCTGGCTGTTACCGAACCTGGCGGAAACAATGAAGGGTATATCATTGGGCTGGCTTTCAACGAAAACGGAACCAAGGCCTATGTGTCTGGGAGAACTAGACATGATTTACACACCCTGACGCTTTCTACGGCGTGGGATTTATCTACATACACAGACGATCAGACTCCGATTCATCTTGACACAAGTTATATAGAACAAGCATTTGGTACGACGTACCCTAATTGGGATCAGGAAAACTTTCAATGGCCTTCTGGCCTTTTCTCTACGCCTGATTATTTCTATATATTGTTTAATACTAACGATCAGATAATCCGTCTGGACAAAAAGCACTATGAGCTTACGCTTGAAAACAGAGTAAATAACAAGGCTGTTTTTCAATCAGGGCTTAGGTCTTACGGTGAGGTTGAGGTTATAGGGATGATTGAGTCGCAAGGATTGAGGACGGGCGGTAATGCGTACTTTAGCGGAGCTATGAACTGGAGTGGGTTTAATTCTGGTCCAGGTGTTACAAAAAACAATACGTTCTTTTTGGGGACGGGTATGGGGAATTTGGCTTTTGTAAATTCTGGTCAACCTTCAGGTTATCCTAACGCTACCAGCAAAGACGTAAACAATACTACTGCTGGGACGTGGATTTTTCCTTCTGACTTGACTGGAGCTAATAACATTGTCCTGCCAGCGCTTTCTGGTAACGTAGTCCTAGACACAACCCCTAATCTTTATTACAACAAATTTGACTCTGAAGCTGAGTCAAAGGTGACTGGGGCTACAGAGGTAGTTGAATACTACTACACGGCAAGGGCAGACGGTCAGGGAGAAAAGGAGGCGTTTCTTCACGATGTCGCTGCATCAGGCCAAACGATATCCAGGAAGGTTTATTACGCCACTAAAGCCCTTGCGGATCCAGATACCGCTGTTGATTGGACGCTCGACACTTCGCATTCAACTTACACCGACTCCGTTACCGCCGCTAAAGCTTTGCTGAACTCGGCAACATCTGGTACGCCTCCTCTAACTCTTAAGGTAGCTACGACAGGTCTCACTACTATTCGTTTTTTACAATTTGATAGTGGTGACTTTACCCTAGCTTACAGCTTGAGGTTGTTAAACCCACATTACACTGGAGCGGCAATAAGAGTCATAAACGACAGTAGCGTGGAGGCGGACATTGGTTTTGTCGAGGAAGAACTTGACACTACGGCTCTTTTAAATCACTGCGGTTCAGGAGACGGGTACATCACGATTTGGTACGATCAGGCTCAAGGTGGCGCTACGGGTTCAGGGAACGACGCTAGTTACGGTAATCCTTACTTCACTCCAGTGAATCGACCTAAGATTGTCAGTGCTGGCTCTGTGCTCACTGATGGCGGCAAGCCGTGCTTGTTTGTTGAGGACTCCTCTCTTGAATTAGAAAGCCAGGTGGATTTTACTCCAAGTGGAACCATGATCGCTTATGTAGCTTCGAAGGATGCTTCCGCAAATACTAACTCTGGTATGATATTGGGCGACTTCCAAGGAACTAGCAACCAACAGAACAGGATTTGGGAAAAAACCACGGGAATTCAAGGTCAGGTTCATGGTTCAAACACAGATTACACGTTTGCATCTCCAGAAGACGGTACTGTTATTGGTGCTGGACAGAAGTTAGTTGCTTTTTACAGGGACTCTTCTAGTTTTTGGTATATGGATAGGAATTCTGTAACCTCTACAAGCAACCTCAACAGAAACAACAATTTT